GGCACTCTCCACCGCCGAGCGCCAACTTATTGAGCGCAACCGTGGCGCTTATTACGGCATACCAATCGCATAGGACATGAAAATGAAAATCATCCAATTTATTTTGCTGCACGCAGAGACCGCAGAAAAGCTAAAACAGCTCATTCTGCATCAAGCAAACATTTGGGCAGGTTTCAATTATCTGCGCCTAGACGATCCATACTATTCGACCGATGCGTTCGGTATGGACGAATGGCACGAGCACCTTGAAACGCCGGGGCTTTATTGGGCGGATTATGGGAAAATCTATGCACATCTTAGCGACCGTGGCCGCGAGGTGGCGGACCAGATGTTCGGCACTGGTCAACCATTGCAAGGCATCCTCCTTCATGCGCCATTGTCGCTTGATTATCCTGATTGCCGCCTTGAGATTGTCGAGGTGGACGACCCTGTGGCTGCGGGCTATCTGCCTGCGCCGGTAGATATTGTTGAGCCATGAAGGTTGCGCTTTACAAGGGTAAGCGCGGCGGTTTCGCTGGTGCGTTTGACGCCTCCGTCCGTTGGTGGACGCGGGGGCCGTATAGCCATGTCGAGCTGGTTTTTAGTGACGGCATGTCGGCGTCGGCATCCTCACGGGACGGCGGGGTGCGTTTTAAGGATATTGAATACCACCCTGACCGCTGGGACATTATCGAGATCGACGGGGACGAGGAATATGCGCGGGCATTTTTCGAAGAGCGCGAAGGCTTAGGATATGACTATTTCGGCCTGTTTGGTTTTGTATGGCGTCCGCACAGCGGATCGGCCTCGCTATGGTTTTGCAGCGAGATTGTTATGGGTGCGCTCAAATTTGATGACCCTTGGCAGTTTAATCCAAATATGGTCGGAGCGATTGCGCACCGCCTAGCCACTTAATACGGCATACCAATATTATAGGAGATGAAAGATGACTCTTGTTTCTGAAATCATTACTGATGCGTATAGGTTGGGAAATCTTATTGCATTAGGAGAACAACCTGATTTAGCTCAACAAACAGAAGGATTAAGATATGTCAATCGAGTAGTTTCTTCTGTACTTGGAAATGAAGCTGGAGAACTTCTTCAATCTTTCCCTTTTGGAAACAATAATATTGAAGCTCCAATAGGCTACCCTTGGTACGATCAGGGACAAGGACTTGATTGGTACTTGCCCCTTAATAAAAGAGTTATGTTAAATTTAACAAGTCCTGCAACAATAAATTTACATCCTTCCCCAGACGATGGAGCAAGATTTGGTATTGTGGATGTAAGTCACAATTTAGATACTTTTAATTTAACAATTAATGGAAATGGTCAACAAATTGAAAATAAGTCTAATTTAACATTAAGTGCTTCCGGTACAAAAAGAGAATGGTTTTATCGACAAGATTTAGGTAACTGGGTGCGAACCACAAGCCTTGAAATTTCTGACGTATTTCCTTTTCCCGAGTCTTTCGACGAAATGTTTGTTTACATGCTTGCGTTAAGATTTAATCCGGCTTACAACGCAACAATGGATCAACAATCTTATTTGTTGTTACGTAGAGCAAGAACTAATTTTCAAGCACGTTATAAAAATGTTATAGAAATTGGCTCTGAATTAGGTTTGGTCAATAACCATGAATATGAATATGATCATAATATCTCAGAAATTAGCTTTAACAAAGGTCTTAGCAGATGGTCACAATACCTTTAGGGTTAAATGATTGGGAGTCTCGCGACACTGATATTGCTCGTATTAAATTAAGTAATATGTACTTAGGAGATAATCCTTTTTCTCCTGACGGCATTTCAAGATTTTCAAGACCTTCCCTTACCGCTTTTTCGACAGTAGGTACCGGCCCTATTCAAGGCATGTGGCAACAAGACGGCTCTAATGAAAACAATTGGTTAGTTGTTTCTGGAAATTCTTTATATTCTTTTAATCAAATTACTAAAATTTCTACTTTTTTAACAACTTTAACCGTGGAAGGTTTTTGTCAATTTGCTGGAAACGAAAATTATTCAGTCTGTGTATCTGGCGGTAGAGCGCATCTTATTGAAAACGGAGTAGTTACAGAACTTTTTTTACCTGAACCTGGTCAACTTTTTCAAACAGTTGCGCAAATTGACGGTTCATTTTTATTTGGTGTTAAAGATACGTTTCGTTTTTATTGGTTGCCTTATTTAGAAACTGTAATTGATCCTCTTAATTTTGCATCGGCTGAACGTGAGCCTGACCCTATTCTTTCTATAAACATTGTTTCTGATGAAATATGGTTTATTGGTAGCGAAAGTGTTGAAGTCTGGTCTTCAACAGGAGATCAAGATGCTCCTTACGCCAGAATAAGTGGAAGAGCGTATACTACTGGAACTTTTAATAAAGATAGCGTATGTAGAAGTTCTTATAACGGGTACCCTTGTTTACTTTGGATTACTAATACAAAAGAAGTTGTTCTTGCTCAAGGCAATCCTAAAAAAATTAGTACAGACAGTGAAGAAGAACTTTTAAAAACCGCGACTAACATTCGTTGCTGGGTATTTCTTAGCAATCGTTGCGATTTTTATGTTATTACAACTGACCAAATTACTTTAGTTTATAATATAACTAAAAATTCTTGGGCTAGATGGAATACATATCTTTTAGATAATTGGTTAGCGCATCTTGGGTTACAAGAACAAGATAATGTTTACGCAGGATCATCTATTGATAATCGTATTTGGATTTTAGATACAAACGAAATTGATGACAATAATCTATTAATTGTTTGTGAAGTGTCTGGATTTGTACCTTTACAAGGCAAGCAAGAACAGTGTGCATCAGTCAATATCAGGGCTAATGTAGGTTGGTCTACTTCTTACACAGTCCCAGGTCTTCTTGAAATAAAATGGTCAGACGACGGAGGTTTTACTTTCTCTAATCCTAGACAAATGTCTATGGGCGTCAAAGCTGAATATGGCAAAGACTTAACTTTTCGATCTTTAGGTCTTTTAAAAAGACCTGGACGTTTGTTTGTCTTGTCTTTTTCTGGATTAGTCGGTTTCAGAGTTGATTACGCTACTATGAACGAGGTTTAAATGCCTAATTTTAAATTACCAAGACTTCAACAAGGTTGGGAAAATCAACCCAAACTTCTTGAACGCTATTGGGACATTGCTATGACTCAGTTAGAAAAAACTTTAAACGCCATTCTTGATATACCTTCGATAGAGGCGGCTTTAATTAATTTAAATACGGCTACACAAAACGCACAAAATGCAGCCGATAACGCCAATTCTACAGCTAGTGCTGTTGCCTCTGAAACAAGTCTTGTTAATAGTTATCCAAGTAATTTTACTGCTCCTTTAATATCAGCAGATAATCTTGGTAATGTAACAATAGTTAATCACAACCGAGTATACGGAGACTCGGAAATAAACCCCCCTGTATCTGTTATTGGCGGAATAGTAGCTACAGCAGCTTCCCCCCTCTCTGTAGTTAGAATATACTACGTCGATCCTGCTCGAACAGGTGGAGCTGTTTCCTATTTATTTACAGTAGACCCCGCAATTCCTTTTGCTCAAACAGGTAATATACATTCTGTAGGGGCAGTAGAAATACCTACAGCAGGCTCGCAAGATGGAAACAGCCTTCATCCACCGGGTTACGTAGAACTTTAAGGATACTTTTAAATGACCGGAATTTTAACTCTTTTAGACCAGCCTAGAACTTTAGACGTGCTTGCACGACCTACGTCGGCTATTATTTCTTTTTTCTTAACAGGCACTACAACTTTTGCGAATATTTATTCTGACGCCAATCTGACTATTCCTGCGGCAAATCCTGTTGTTATTTCTTCGGGACAATTGTTTCCTACTATTTATCTTGACCCAAAAATTTCTTATCGACGTAGAATTAATTATGGGGACGGAACTACTTACGATTGTGACTCCTTTTTAACGGCACAAGCCAAGATGCATGACCAAGTAAACGTAAAAGATTTTGGCGTGATGGGCAATGGCGTTGTAAACGACACTGCGGCATTGCAACTAGTCTTTTCGTCAGGCGCAACCCGCGTTTACATTCCTGCTGGCACTTACAAAATCACGCTATCCGGCCTTACACTGCCGTCAAATATCGAGATTTACGGTGACGGGCCAGACACTATACTGGAAGGCCCGGACGCAGCCGCCTTGCTTGCAGACGTTACTGGAACGGGCGTCCTAATCGATGGCGAAACGAACGTAACCATCCGCAATCTGTGTATCAAGAACGGTTACAAAGGGATTGGCATTAAAGCCATTGGCTCCAACAACCTTAACTTCATTGATGTGACAATTGAAGGGTTTACCGACGGCATGTGGATTGGCGAGGACGCAAATCTAAAAGGCTGCAAAAACGTCAAGATTATTCGGCCAACCATAAAAAACCAGATGTATTGGGGTGTGTATATTCGTGCTTTGGGTGTGACTAACCCTTCAGACTTCACGCGGTTTATTACGTTAGATGACGGGTATTTCTATAACTGCAACATGGCGGGCTTTGTTGTGGCAGAGGGAACGCCGGAGCATATCACGCTTTCTAACACAAACTTTGAGCGATGCCCGGTCGCGCAGCACTTTGAGCTGTGCCGCAAATACACGGTTATAAACTGTAAGGATTATGACACCAAAAAATATCCCGATCAGTTGCCGTGCAATTTGGAATATCCATTCCCAACGCTCGACGCCGCGCCACAGCTAGGTTGGAGTCAATATCATTTTGGGAGTTCGCTTGGCACAACATCATCTTGCACGTTTGAACAGACTATCAATCATTACGCGAGCGCATCTTCAAAATGCACTGATTTGAAATATACAGATACAGTTGCTTTGTCGTGGGTTTATCAGGGCGCGGGTTCTACACCAGATACCAACAAAAATTTCTTTGAAAGCCATTCGTGGAATAATTGCACGTCGAATGGTGTGTTTATTTTTCAGATTGAGACCGACCCAACTAATGCCTATTTGCGAAATTTTAACATTGCACAAAGCGAGTGTAAAATAGGCGCTGCAGGCAATAGCGCAGGCGGTAGTAATGTAGCAGTGCAAATTGGCAGAGGCATTGATTTTTCATTTACGAACAACAGTGTCCGCAACGGATTTTTGCGTGTTAAGAGCCTTGGTAGCGTTATTATTACAGGCAATAAATTTCTCGTCGGCACTGACCGGACGCAGACAATTCTGGATGGTGTAAACGGTGCGTTTGCTACGCTTAGTTTTCTGAACTTCTCAGGAAACCATTTCACCAATGCAGGCGGGATTGTGGTGGGTGACAACGCTGTTCTTATTCAGAATTGGTCAGTAGCGCGGTGCGATAGCCTAATCCAAGGATCGGGCAACACAAACTATATTGTCAGGTTCAAGGACAGCAACCGCGTTGAATTAGGCCGCGCACTTTTGAACAACGCAATCACAGCCAACTACGTTGAAAGTGGCGTCGGCTTATTGGTGTCTTGGTAATGGTACGGCCCCCGCTCGCCAGCGTTCACGCTGATGTTGAGGTTCTCAAGTTGCGCCTTGCTGATCGGGATAAAGCCGATGCAGACCGCGACATTCTGCTGAAATAGATGAATGAAAAGCTGATTAATTTTGTCTCGCTAAAAGACCAAGGTCGAAGCGCGTCTTGGCTTTTTGGCATCACTGCTGTGATTGGTAGCGGGGGCAACCTTTGCCCCATTACTTTTTATCGCAAGCACGGAGTTACTGCCGTGTATTCTGGCCGCGTTTATCTGCGGTTGCCTCTTTAAACATAGGTGATTAATTAAAATATATCGCACACACAACATCGACATTATTAATGCTGCTACTAAAAACTACAAACATGAACTAACAGGATTCATTCCTGACTTCTGGCTTTGTATTCCTGCTAACGTAGCATTAACTAATGAATACGGTGACGTAGGTTTGTTTGAACGAAAAGCTGAATTAGACGGCACTGTTATGGGTCACTACTTCTTTCACTCCAGAGGTAAACAAGCCCGTGCTGCTGCAAAAGAAATGATACGTGAAATATTTACAGGACCTTATGATGTTACTTCCATTACAGGTCTTACGCCTATTGAAAAGAAAGGCGCTCTTTGGATGAACCGCCAACTTGGTTTCGGACACGATGAAGAAGTAGACACAACCGCGGGACCTTGTCGTTTCGTACTACTAACAAAACAAGAATGGGAAGTTTTACATGGGTAAAATAATGCAGACTGTTTTTGGCGGTAAAAGGTCAAAACAAGAGTCAAAGAATTTAGCCTACGAAAACATGCAACGTGACTTTGGAGGTCTGCAAACCAATGCGACAACAGGGGCTAACGCTCTTAATTCCCTCCTGTCTGGTGATTCATCGGGTTTCGAAGCATTTAAAAACGCAACTGGTTATGATTTTATGGCAGAACGAGGCTCTCGTGGCATAACCAGCAACATGGCGGCTAAAGGGCTTCTGCGGTCTGGTGTAACAGGCAAGGCTTTGATGAACTTTGGTAATCAAATGAACAACCAGTATGTGGGTAGTTACATGGATCGACTTGGTCAACAAGCTGATACAGGTTTTAAGGCCGGCAATCTTATTAGCGGTGCTGGTACTTACAACAAAGGTACTTCTTCTGAAAAACCTGACATTACTAAGTTTATTGGTCAGATTGCGGCAGCATCCGATATACGTCTTAAGCAAGACATTAAAAAGATCGGTGACTTTGGTGAAGTGGGTCTGTACCGTTATAAGTACATCAGCGGTCAAGGTCCGTACGTTGGTGTTATGGCACAAGAAGTTGAAGAACATTATCCCGATGCACTTGGCCCAGTCATTGGCGGATACATGACCGTAGACTATGGCAAACTTCGGGAGATTGTAAATGGACCCGCTTAATTTATTGTTTCAATCTTTGTCTGCCTCAGGCAATCAAATAAATAACAAAGCAGCGTTGACTTCTGATTTATTTGATTACCTTGAAGAGTTGACTCCTGAGCAAGAAGCAGAAATTGCTCGAGATGGTATTAATGTTATTGGATCAAAACGTCAAGCAGACCCTCGTCCAGTATCTCGAAATCCTTCTTACACAGACCCAGCCAAACGACCAGAAATAACTCCGCGGTACGTACTTAATGACGACCGAATGCCTCCTACCGAAGAAGAGATGAAAGAAATCATCCCTCGTCGTAATGGATATTGGGGCACCAAAGGAACTCTCCGTAACATCCTCGGTACTTTGAGTGATGCATTTCTTGTACAAGGTGGCGGTGAAGCTGAATATAAAAATCTTCGTGATAGAGAGCGTATGAGTGATGCCATGTACGGCTTCACTGATAATCCTCAGCAAGCGATGGAACGTTTAGCTGCTCAAGGTTTTATTAAAGAAGCTTCTGCTTTACAACAAAACTTTGCTGCTCAAGAACAGGAAAGAGCTGCTCTACAAAGTCAGATTGCGGCACGCGAGAATCTTGCTAACGATAGGTTGTCGGACAACAAAGACAAAGACCTTGGCCGTATTGCTCGTATGACAGCTTCTGGTGTTCCTTACCAAAATCTTGTAGCTCTTGCAAGAAGCAGAGGAATTTCTGAAGAAGAGTTGAATACAATAGGTATTGTTCCTGAGATGACAATGGAGCAGCGCAAACAAATAGCTGCTTACGATATGCCTGTTACTGGTCAAATGCAGATTCCGTACACTGAACGGCGTACAAGAGTTGCTGAAAAGAATGCTGACAGTCAACGTATCTCTGCTACTCGTCCTCGTGCTGCTCCTAGACCTACACAACGTGGTCTTAGTGTAGTAGATGCTGAAGTAGCTGATGCCGTTCTAAGCGGTCGTGCAACGCCTGCACAAAAGAAGTACTACGAAGAACGTCTGACCCGCGGAGGCAAGAAAGGCCGGATTAATACTCCTCCTGCTCCTGCTGATGCCAAAGATCCTGCCAGTAGGTTCCGAATAGTTAATTAGTAATATCCACACTCTATAGGAGAAACACCGTGGCCAATAAGCTGGTGATTTATAAAGTTGAAGACGCCACTACCGGCAAGATTTTTGAAATTGAAGGACCTGAAGGAGCAACTGCTGACGAACTAGGAGAGTTCATTCTCTCTCAAGAACAAGCCGCTCCTTCCCCTGTTGCTGAGGATGTACAGGCACCCGCCTCGGTTGGTGAAGGTCCCCGAGGTTTGTCTCCTATAGTATCTCCTCCTCCTCGTGAGAGGGCTTTCCCTGAGCGTCCTCTTGTAGGGCGTAGCGGGTTTGACCAGATGGCCGAAGGCTCTCAGTCTCTCCCTATGTCAGATGAAGAAATTACTGAGTTTCTTGATCTTGATAGAAATCCTAACATCACTACTGATCAAATAGGCGAGTTCTTTGCTAGAACCAATCGCCCTTTTGGCGGGCCTAGTGAACGCGCACGGTTCGAAGCCGAACGGGCAAAGCGTTTAGAATTCCTTGCCAAAGGAGGTCAACTCTCTGATGAAGTGGTTTATTATGACCGTGTTACTGATACTCTAGGCGAGTACGTACAGCAAGACGACAGCGGAGTAGGAGGTCTAGGCTCAGCCCTTGAAGAAGGTATGGCGCATAATCCTATGGGTATTCTTACCCGTGCCATAGGTGACTGGACAGACAGTGAAACTGTTGCCGGCATCTCTAAAGAAAAACTACGCGCCAAGTACCCCGCCTTGTCAGACGAAGCTATTGAAGACCTTCACGATGACTTCATCGGTGAGCTCCGTCGTCGTGAGCTGCTCAATGTCAGAGCACAAGTAGAGTCCCGTGACGTTAATCCTCTTGTACGATTTGGGGCCAACATGGTTGGCGGCATATCTCCTGTTGACATCATCCCTCTTGGTCGAGGGATTACTCTAGGTAGTCGTGTAGCCGAAGGGGCTGCTGCCAACATGCTTGTTGACGCTGGTATGCAGGCTCAAGACGTATCTTATGGTGCCCAAGGTAGCTATGACTACGGTCAGACAGCTATGGCAGGTATCGAAGGCGCTGCAATGCAGGGGGTTCTTGAGGGAGTGATTAAGGGCACAAGCTACATCGCTAGTACTGTAAACAAACGCCTCAATCCTTCTGAGGGAACTGCTACTCCTACTACTCCTACTGATGCCCCTAGAATGGCGCAACCCACTAGCCGTAAGAATAGCAAGGCGTACAAAGCACAGGTCCGTAAGTCTGGTGAAGCTGCTGTTGAACATGTAGACAGCCTTACAAAAGAGTGGACCAATCGCCCAGAGTTTGAGGTTCACGAAAACTTCGAGGACCTTGACGGTGTTGACAATGATGCCCTAGGTGTTACTACTCGTGATGATCAGGGTCGGTTAACCAAGGTTCAGTTAAATACTGAAAACATTTTAGCAGCCGCTAAGGAGAAGAAGGTAGACCCTGAAGATGTTGTGTCTGCGGTTGTGTTCCACGAAGCCCTCGGACACTACGGTCTTTCACAAAAGTTTGGAGATACTCTCGAAGATGTTCTTCAGGGTTTCTACGACAACAGCGTCACTACGTTTAAAGACAAGGTGGATAAGTGGCTAGTAGATCACCCTAGAGAATACTTCGGAGACCCTAAGCGTACTCTACGTGCTGCTGAAGAAGTCCTTGCTGAGATGTCAGACAAGGGGCGTCTTCCTGTAACTTTTGTTAATCGTCTTGCCAATGAGTTCAAAGCTCTTATGCGTAAGGCAAACATTAAACTGAAGTTCAGTGAACGGGAAATCAAGACTATTCTTGGTATGGCCCATACTGCTGTTGTCAGTGGCAAAGGCCGTGACGTAGCCGCTAACGGCTTCCGCTATATGTACGCTGGTGCTAATGCAGCTAAACCTCCTAAGACTTGGTTAGGTATGCCTGATGAATCACGCTGGTTCACCGGCCCTGATGGTAAACCTCGCTTCGAGTTTTCTGATGCTAAGGCTTTCTTGGATTTAAGTAGTCTGAGTAAGATGGGAAGTGGAACAGCTTACCTTCCTCAGGTGCTTGAGCATAAAGAACTATTCGAGCAATACCCTTCTTTAAGAAATACTCGCATTCGAGTAAAAGATACTGGCGAGTACAACAAAGGCTCATATAATCAATCAACCAACCTAATAACCGTAAATGAAAATCTGTCTACAGAAGAAAAATTAAGCACTATTCTCCACGAAATTCAACACAATATTCAAGAGATAGAGGGTTTTGACCGTGGAGGCAACCCTGATATGGCTGTTGATGCAATGCCTGATGCCCAGGTATTGAATGCTGGTAAAAATCTTCTTAACTATAACGAAAATAAACTTCAAGAAATGCGGCTTAAAGTTGGGGCTATTGTAGCGGCTCGTAATATGCCAGAAGGTAAACGTCTAATTGAAGACGCAGATATTATTCAAGAAATTCGGACTGAACTAGAAGCTCTCGAGAAAAAACTACAAGAAAATAGTCCAACTAAAAGACTTAGTAGAGAAGATCTACTGCGCAACTTTGAGTACAGAAAACTAGATGAAGAATTGACAGGTTTCTTACCTGAATTTAACGCTTCGAGAAAAGCACTAAGAGGTGCTTTGTTTCCCCGAGGGTATCTCGAAGCTTCAAAAGAAGATCGAAAAGAGTGGGGGAAACTTGTCTATAATCTTGAAAAAGGCAGTGATCACATTGGAAATATGGAATACGAGTTTAATCTAGCAGAAACTTACCAAAAGTCTTTGCAGAAAGCCCTCGCTGATGATCGTGTCGATATGGTACGAATACATTTGAGCCGAGACGAACATATTCCTTTCCAAGCATACGAATCTCTGCTTGGGGAAGTGGAGGCTCGTGACACGCAAGCTCGTCAATATATGACGATGGATGAGCGTCTAGCTACTCCTGCCTATACCTCGCAGAACGAAAAGGTTCCTGCCGATAACTACATAATTGATGGAGTAGAAAAAGCTTCTGAGATGATGTCTGTTAACGATAACAGATACAGTAAACGCAAGGCACCAGAGGCTGACGATCAAGAGAAGATTCGTAATGCCAAAGAAATCCTCGAAGGCGCTCTGGAGAACTACACTCCTGAGATCCGCTCGTGGGCTGAGGGCAAGAGAGCTGCTCGTGAGCGTGGTTTAACAGCCAAACAAATCAAAGGGGCCAAGTCTATTGGCGAACTTGATAAGAGGCTATTCCAGTACGACGCAGTAGCAGAAGCTACTGATGAAAAATTGGTAGCTCTTCATGAGAAGAAGAACAACGGTACGTTTAATCTTCAAGACAAACACAAGTACCTTGAAACTGTTTTCTCGTACAATGAACTCCTTGCTAACATCTTTAAAGACCAAGCTGAGATTGCTCGGGCCTTTAATGCAATGAAGGCATTGTCGTACACAAAGAATAAAATCACAGCACTCAATGATATCCTCACACAGTTCGAGGGTAATCCTATTGCTGCATTTGCAGATGAAGAAGTCTTCAATCGCTTCGTTAAGCAAGTACAGCTCTTAATGGAAAGTGGTAACTCAGACGGGGCGCACTCCTTGCTCCGCTCTGTGATGAAGCCTTATTGGTGGCAGAAGGTTCTTACTTTCCGTCACTCGATGATGTTGTCTGGTCTCGGCACTCACGTCAAAAACACCTATGATAACGCAAGCATGATTGTACGTGAGATAGAAGAGCAGGCTGTAGGCATGGCAGGCTTCCCAATTCGTAAAGGATTGCAGGCCGCTGGCTATGGTGTAGAAGACGGAGTATCTCCTCAAGAAGTGGCTGGTAGGATGTACGGTATTCTTCGCGCTGCGTTAGATGTAGATACCTATAAGAACACTCGGGATGCTTTCCTTTCCGGACACGGCAATCGTGAAATCTCTTCTAAGGTTGAGATGCAGGACGCAAAGCTGGGAGGTATTCTTAAGCCTCTTAACAAGGTGCAAGACTTCCTTCATGCTTCCGACACGTTCTTCCGTGCTTTCCACGAGAACGCTAACATGTACACTCTTGGTATTAGAGAAGCAAGGAAGCAGGGCTTCACTGGCCTAGCTGCTTTTGAAGAAGGCTCTAATATCGCAATTAACGCAGACCAGTCAATGCTGGACGAGGCCCGTAAGATGGCTGATGTAGCTCTGCTGGTTGATACTCCCTCTTACCTTGCCTCTAAACTGGAGGCAACTAAGGCTATTCGCCCAGGCATGTCGGGAGGGGAACAAGCGGGAGCATTCTTCGCTAACTTCATATTTCCTTTCTTCCGTGTTACTGACCGTCTGATATTCCAGAAGATACGTCGTATGGGTCCTTTGGCTTTGCTAGACAGAGTAACAAGGGAAGACTTGGCTGCTGGTGGTCCTCGTATGGACATTGCTTTGGGTCGTATGGCACTTAGCTCTGCCCTTATTTGGTACTATTGGGACCAAGCAAGTGAGGATAAAATTACTCCTGCCGGACCTAGTGATCCTGATAAGATGGCGGCTTTGATGGCCGGAGGCTATATGCCTAACGCTATCAAGACTGAAGATAAGTACATTGATGCGACAGCACTCAACCTGTCCATCTTGCCTACTAATATTCAGAACTCTTTAGCTGCTAACGTAGCGACCATACGTTCTGCGTACAACAAGGGTCTTCAGGACACAGACAGCACGGCCAAGGCTATCGCTTTTGCGGGGCAGGCTTTGATGACTGAGCTTGCCTCTACCAGCTTTGCTGAAAACCTCTCGATGTACATTGAGCCTTTCCAAGAGAGTGCTGAATGGGAGAAGGAGTCAGCTACTGCTAGTATGCTGGCAGGTATGGCAGGACAGTTCTTGCCCGCGGCTATGCGTCAGTACAACCAGATTGAGGTCGACCCTGTTAAGAGGGACACAGCAGGAGACAGAACTATCTCTAGTAAAATTGAGGGACGGTTGAAGTCTGCTATTCCCGGCCTATCAGATGACCTTCCTGTTAAGTATGACTTGTACGGAGACCCTATAAAGCAAGGCAGGAGCTGGACAGCTCTTAATAACTATCGAGACATTAAGAAAGACCCTGTCTCTCAAGAGCTTCAACGCTTGGAAAGAACTACAGATGATGCAATCGTAACTGGTGCCCCATCTTCTTTCCAACACGAAGGGGAGAAAATAAAACTGAATGCTGCCGGAAAACAAGAATGGCAGAGAGTTCAAGGGGGTCTGATTAAAGACGGAATGAGAAATGTCCTTCAAAGTAATGAATGGAAACAGGCATCAGACGCTGAAAAGATAGTTATTGTAAAGGAAATTAAGACTGAAGCATACGGTTTGACTAAGGAATACATGCTGCCCTTATTAGGACTAGTTCCCGAAGAAGAAAGTGAATAAGGAGATGACAATGTCAATTAAAGACGGCGAAAGGATTGCCGTTATGGAACACCAAGTATCTGAACTAGTAGATGACGTTAAAAATATAAACGCCAAACTAGATCAACTATTAGAGTTGAAAGCTAAAGGTATGGGAGCAGTTCAACTTGCTACTCTTATTATAGGATCAGGTGTAATCGGTATTGTCTCTTCTTTAATAATGTGGATTAAAGGATAGTTTATGAATGAAGACGCGTTAAGACAAATCATTCGTGAGTTTATTGAACAACTTGAAATTTTATTAAGAGAACAGACAAAAGACTTGCCAAAACCTATTGGCAACGAAGGCCCTCTTACTAAGAGAGCAATGATTGAGATTGTATCTCATGAAGGCATCGTCTTAGAATCGTACAAAGACAGTAAAGGGATATGGACCTGGGGTGTCGGCGTGACTGATGCCTCAGGCCACCATGTTGGTAGATACAAAGATAACCCCCAAAGCATAGCCAAGGTGGTTGAGATTTATAAGTGGTTGTTAGAGACTAAGTATCTTCCCCCGGTGCTTCAAGCATTTAAGGGAGTAAAGCTTAGTGAAAGCCAACTAGCTGCGGCAGTCTCTTTCCATTACAATACAGGTGCAATTGGGCGGGCGTCTTGGGTACGATCCTTCAAGGAAGGTAAAAGAGCTCAAGCCCGTAGAGAGTTTTTACAGTGGAAAAGACCTCCTGAAATCTTCGATAGACGTAAGAAAGAAGCTGCCTTATTCTTTGATGGGCTTTGGTCAAACTCTGGTCTAGTAACTGTGTATACCAAAGTAAACAAACCATCGTATACTCCTAACTGGAAATCAGCTAAGCGTATTGATATAACAAAGGAACTTGCATAATGGGTATCTTAGGACGTATCCTTGGTGACCTAATCAAGCCAGTGACAGATATCATTGGTGAAGTTGTGGTTGACAAAGACAAGAAAAAAGAGCTCGAGTACAAAGTACAAGAACTCTTAGATAAAGCTGACGCTCGTTATCACGAGCAAATGATGGGGCAGATAGAGGTGAACAAGCAGGAAGCTGCCCACGCATCTATCTTCGTAGCCGGCTGGCGTCCTGCTATTGGCTGGATTAGTGCAGTTGGTATTGGGTACACATTCGTACTAGCTCCGTTCATTGAATTCATCGCGCGAGCGGTGTTCTCGTATAATGGAGCAATGCCTATGCCTGACACTGGTCAGCTTATGGCATTGGTTACTGCTATGCTTGGTGTAGCAGGGCTCCGCTCCTATGATAAACAAAAAGGAACTGGAGCCCTACCCAAGGGTCTTTAGTCCGCAACACTTCCACCTGTTTTACCCGTCAGTTGGTCGCAAAACCGTTTGCATTCACCGCAGTGAAAGCACATATACAATATTACAATACTTAATTGAGTAGGTGAATGTCAGAGCATGGGGCATGTTGCCCGTATTGTGACGGATAATCATGCCCCTAAGATGTGTTTTAGGTAAGGCAGAAGTCCGTTTGATTTGGACATCATCTACCCAAGATAGATTTAGAGCGTCATCGACATACCATTGCAAGGGTAGCCAAGTAGCTTCAGTCTGTCTGCGATTATAAAGTGCTTTAAACGGCAAGAATTGACCTTTCGTTCTGAGGATAGCCTCTAAGACTATTCAGAACGAAAGGTCAATATCTTCGCCATTTCCTTGTGCGACATCACTAATTGTGGCGCGGATTGCGCACGCAATATCATCCGGCGAGAACTCGGTGCTTTCACCCGGATAAAATTTAATGTCAGAAATGGAGCTGCTCGAATCGCCGAACAGCTCTCTTTTCAAGATGCTCAGTTCACTCATGTCCAATTCCTTTTTCTGCCAACGCGCCTTGGCCGCCGCGCTAGCTATCTCCTTGCGTTTTTTAGGCGAAAGCACCATTGCTCTAGCCTTACCTCCAGCAGAACGGCCAATCCCGCCGGTTGTATCTTCAATTTCACCCGTAGCGATCTGCGCCACCATCACAGCACGTGCGATGGCGTCGGCAGGTCGTTTCTGTCCTTGCGGACCCTTAGGCATTTTAATCACTCCACTAGAACAATTAAATAGCGACTACCTCACAAACTCCACCAGAGCAAGCTAGCTCTTGGGAACCTGTGGTGTTGTCCTCTTGTTCGTATTCCGAAAGCCTGCTCCAGTTAATTACTGGGGTGGGCTTTTCTTGTATCCACTGGTTGTATTCTTCTTCCGTTACTTCTGTGTACGGAGCTTGCTTGTATGTTCCTCCATCGTACGGGAGAAACGCGACGCCGGAGAGTGTATCAAAATTGTTATAGACCCAAGCTCCAACATCCATCCATTCGTTTTCACGAACATTAACGGTTGCAGAAGGTTTGTGTTCACACCAATTGTCTTGGAGACGTTTCCATCCTTCCAACGCACTAATCGCAGTCTCATCGTGTCGTGTCCTCGCTCCTTCTGGAGATTTAACAGGAAAAAAGAATACTGACGTATTGGCTGGTGCCATTACATCTTCTTCCCAGTAGACTCCTTCGTCTTTGAGAAACACTGTAAGAGGGTCTTTATTGTCCGCTCTAACAGTACGTATGTAGTAAGGACTATGGCGAGTATGTAGACCGCTGGCAGAATCAACAAGTTGACTAACTGTCCCAGAAGGCTTGACACAAGTAGTAGCGGTAGACTGATTAATTCCAAGGTGTTCTGCCCAAAGCTTATTTGTCTCAACCACGATATCTCGTAGACGTACGAGAACTCCGCTGTCTCCGAGTAGTCGAGGATTATCTTGGATTCCGGTAAGAGAGACTCCAAGAAGGCGTTCTTCATTGCACGTATCATGCCATATTTTCCTTAAGTATTTGAAATCTGTGAATGTCGATTGAATCGTTCCAAGGATTGCAGCGACCGTAGCTTTTCGTTCAAGGCTCTCAATTGTATCTGTACTTCTGACAACAATTTCAGTGAGGTTACAGAATTGGAACGGTCGTAAGATAATTTCTGAACAAGGATTTGTGCCGAAATCATGTGACGGATCACGGCGTCCATTTCGTGCAGCAATGTTTTGGCAAGCATATCGACTGAATAGTCCAGGTTCTCCTGATTTTGAGTCATACAGTTCTTTCCACTTCTTCATAAAGAAACCAACGTCCGGTTTCCGATGTTCGTACACAGCAGAGTTGTTAGCTAGTCGACGAATACCTGCTGCTTCCCACCAAGCTCCTGTCTTGGATGTAGACATACGGTCGTCTGTCACATCGAACAGACTAATCATAGCGGAGCGACGTACTCCACCTACAACGACGATGTCAGCCACCTTACACATAAGGTCGTGGCACTCCAATGAAGTAAGACGGCGACCGGCTGCGTTCGTGAACATATCGACAGAGAACTTAAATAAATCAACCAAAGGAGCAGGCCCGCTTGCCCTACCTCCGAAGGTTTTGAGACGGGCACCAGCAGGGCGGACATTAGAGACATCCCATAAAGGAATCTGGCCTGCAATAAGAAGGCTGATAATTTCTCGGAAAGCCTTTGACCAACCTTCTTTAGAGTCCGCCACCTTGACAACAGTATCAGTCTTTTCAAACTTCTCAGAAATCTTCGGCAACTGCTGGACATATTTATTCTCTACACTAAAACCTACTCCTGTGCCGCACATCAGTATGTACATTGCCTCGTCAAAAGACCGGGGACTGTCTACTGGTAGGTAAGCACAGTTGTAAGCTGGCACATGGCAACGGTCCAACGCAGGACCTGCTGTCATTAGCGCCCTCATGGAGGGCATCACTTCTAGTCCATAGACTGCGTCGTAAATTTCTCTAAATGTTTCTGCATGTTTATCAACATCGACTGTGCTAGAGATTTGTGACTTGTAGTACTCAACAAGACGGGTAACAGTCTCGTTCCAATCTTCTCGTCGTTTTTCATCTTGTTTCCACTTTGCATATCGGCTCTTAAAAATAAATTCTTGGAACTGGTTCTTAAAAGGACTATTGCTAATCGTCATTGTCATTTATGTGGCTATCTTTCGTTCACTCGTCAGTTCTTTGTATCGCGCCAAGAACATACGCTTTGCCATAATAGGCGACATACCAGAAGGAGTTACCTTACGTGATGCCCTTAGTTCTTGGTGCCAAAGTGTGTCTTTACCTGGAGCGATTGTCGCTCTCTCCGCCCAATAAAGTCTTTTGTCTGCCTCGTGTACGTCGTGAGGAAAAGGATACACAAGATTAAAGCTCTTAGCAATGGCTTCTTGGACGGCTTCTTCAATTTTCTGATACTCCGGCAGCAGTTTCTTAAGTGGACTAGATACGTCACCTACAAATGCTTCGGAGGCATCGTGCAGAAGACCTTCTAGGGCGTATTTTTTTGTAATAGCTTTTGATACAAGTACACTATGCTCTGCAACACTATAAAAACGGTCAACATGGCCAGTATATCTGCAAATATTAGAAAGGGCGTTAGCAATCACCTCTATTGGATAGTCGTAAGCGGCGGGGTTTAGTATATCAAAATACTCCCCGCCAGTTACACTTATTGAAGACGCGGTTTGCTCAGCCACCTACGTCTTGTTCCCTTTTACGAAGGAGGAGTTCGAGACGGGCAAGAGCTCCCCAAGCCGTATGGGCAGCGTGAAGCAACCCAGAATCAGGGTCGAATACTTCACCCTTTCCTTCTTTGGTAAGGTGGCGAACCATTGCGTCGCTATATCTTTCCACTCCATTATCGACCGTTTCCCATCCTTTCCAAGCGTACTTAGATGCCCCGAAGGTTGAGACTGTAGCCACTTGTTCAATTGCTCGTGGGAAATAATCAATGAGTCCTCGGTAAAGACACGGCTTGCCCTCGTCCAACTTAGCGCCTGGTTCATGAGGGTTTTTTCCTGTAGGGTCTGTTTCATTTTTAGCCGTCGACTTCGACATTGCGCCATTTCCTTTCTGCCTCTTGCTTAGCTTCTATACGATCATTAAAATCTTTTTCTGTAAGAGACTCTGGACTGTCGTCGTCTCCTATCCAAAAAAAGAAATTCATTGGTTCTTTCTTATCCATTAAAATCTGTATCCATTTCTTCATCATCAATAGTTAGTCCTACAAAATCTTGTAGGTCTACCATTTTATCTTCAATTAACTCTTCGAACGCATCAATGATTTCGACCATAGGAATCTGCAAAAAGTCTACCAGTTCCCAAGGCTCAAGGCGGTCGAGGATAGCTTTATGCAGTTCTTCCATTGACTAATCCTTTATACATACTTTCTACTAGGTATTGTATTAAGTAAGCAGTGGCCTCACTGCCAAACTTTTTCTCACCTAAATACTCATAGATACCTTCTACTACGTGCCATACTTCGTGAGATATAATTGAAGGAAGAGCATCTACAGAAATATCTGGGTCAAACGTAACAATAAATGCGTTAGTTCCTTCATCGTCTACAAAACAATGGGTTGTAGCCATAGCTGTAGAAGTCGCCATCCAACCGAGGTGTTCTTGGCATTCAATATCTTTCACTAACTTATTGAAAGCTTTCTTGCTGTCAGTAAACCCTACCAACACTGGCCAAGAACCCATGGTTATGTATTCAATCTTGTTCATGCGACTTTTATTTTCTCTCTGCTTCCTTCTGACCATGAACCACAGGTTTGGCATTGAAGGCGTTGTATTTTAAAGAACTTAGTGCGGCGATGGCCGCGGCTTTGAACATGTTTAGAACCACATGCTCCACAAACGTTACCGCCCTTGTCTCCAAGGTGAGGGTGGTTCTTAATGAAAGGTTTCACAACCTTGTACAATTTCTCGAGAAGCACTACGTCTTGTACGCAATACTTTTCCATACGACCTTGTGCCTTAGCGTCACCTTCCATCACTGAACGCCAAAGGCCGAAGCCTTCGTGTTTCAGTTTCTTACCAATCTTCAATAGAGGGCCGATGTAGGCCAGTCGGTTCATGTCAAACCCTAGCTTCTTCACCGCCTTAAGAATGTCAATGGACGTTGGGGGCTGAGGAGGCTTCATTCCGTTAAGAAGAAACTCACCCCATAACTTAGGTAAATCAAACTTGTCTCCATTGTAAGTGACAATTGCGTCGGCTTCTGTAATGAGAGCATGAACCTCTCGTAACATTGCTTCATGTCCGTGGTCCCAATCTGAAAAGAATATTGTTTCTTTACTTCCCATCCATTTAGCGCCGACACATATGGTGCCGCCCGGCTCTATAACTTGTTCAGGGTTGATTGAAGTATCCCACATACGAAACGTATAAACCTTTGCAGGTTTTGTTTCAATGTCTAAAAATAATATTTTACTCGGCATTCCATTGACCAATCGTGTTTTTGAAGGCTTCAATAAAACCCTTCTTCTCATAATGAGATGGCTGAATTTGTTGTGTCTCTAACAAATAGTAATAGTTTTTTATTAACGCTTGTGCAGCTTCTTCGCCGGCACGATAGCCTTTTTCGTGGTCTTCGTTATCCATAAAATCTGTGTCTCCCGACAACATATAAAATTCTTTTATTAAATCTAATACTAAAGTTAGTAAAAAACAAAGCCCCTTTTACGTTGTTAGGGTGTCTTCCTTTTAAAACTTCTAAAGCAAGTTGCTGCTTCTGATTAGTCATCGGCTTTTTACCGTACCAAGAGAATTGTCCACGCTGTTTAACAACACCACATACTGTGTTTGGAAACTTGTTTGACTTAACCCTATTCAATACAACATTAGCCACTGCTATCTGACCTTCCAGCGATTCTCCTTTGGCTTCATGATGTATCACAGAGCTTAAACAAAGAGCTGCCGCGGCCAGCGTCTCATTAACATAACTGCATGTACTATCCTTTTTCTTCTATCCATGATAGGGGAATAGTTTTCTCAGCCCACTGGTATCCCAGTCGCTCCGCCCATTCTGAATATGTCTCACTGTTCTTAGATTTCGAGAGACGTTTGTTTGCTACTTGAAAAACAAATCGAATATCGAGAGACGGGTTCTGTTCCTTAATCTTACGCATCTTTGTCCGGTCTCGTGGACGTAGATAACCTTTGGCCTCAATGATGATGCCGTTAGACAAACGAAAGTCTGCTATGTATCTGTAAGGTATCACATAATTAATCTTAAGGTCCGCTGGCTCAAACTCTATGCCAGCGTCAGTAGCCTTGGCTTCTTCCCATATTGTACGCTCAAACCCTGAACGAAACGTAGGTTCTTTATCTTTCTTCATGTAGAATAGTCTTCCTCTCGAATATAAAACAAAGAAGAACAACTATCTCCTTTAGTAGTTATCAAAGGATGAGTTTCATCCGAAGCATTAAACTCTCGCCAAAGTTTCTCATACTCGTAGTCAGACATTATTGGGTCATCGTTCCAATAGTAAGCCTTAGCTGCTTTCAATAAGGTATCGGCTAAACTCATAACTCAAACTCCGGCACGTCAGGTGTCTTAACTACGTTAGTTAGGTATCTTGGACCACCGCTATAAGCGAAGCCACGCAACCCAGGCCAGCAATGTTTCTTGAAAGCACAATAGGAACAACCTGTTCCAAGCTTCATGTTGCCAGACTTACCATCCTCTACAGCAGGATAGCAACGCTCAGGTGGTTCGTCAGATGCGATGACCTCTTTGAGGTGGGTGATGCGGGGCGCAGGTTTATGGTCTGCAATAATAGAGGAAGATAGTGTAGAGAGACACATGTCTCCGTCTACCTTGTTGAGAGCCAGCCATGCAGCAGACTCTCCCGGAGTTAATACGTCAGCGTATCCTGCTAACTGTTGTGTATATCCAAAAGGGTCTTCTTGTACTACGCTGTTACTCTCAAACTTCTTAAAGCCAAATGGTGATGCAGACTTTACGTCTACTACTACACCATCAATAATAGCATCAATGTGTCCCTTGACTCCATCTACTTCTACTTCTGCTTGCAAAGCTTCTACACTGTGTCCTGCTTCTTTAGCTAGGAACAACAGCATCAGTTCAATGATGTCTCCATAAAGGAACTTGAAGTAGGTCTTGCTTGTAAACTCTTCTTGAGCATATCCTTTTGAGGCATACCAAGCTTGTCTGTCAGGGCGACCAAGGGACGAAAACCGAAGGGCTCCTGTTCTTTCTTCACGTTCACTAAGCCGCTTTCGTAGTATATCCTTAAGGCTGTCTGCAAATTCATCTAAGTTATCCTCGCAAGGAACATGTGTTTCGTTAGGGTCGAAAAGCTTGTATATGTCTTCGACGAGTGTTTCGATTTGTTTAGCCATCTTTGGGACTTTCTACTGGAGTAAATTCCCAGTCGCTATTATTATATTCTTTGGACTCACAAAGAAACTCTGAAAACTTTCCTTGTAAAGCTTGGTCTTGCGCCTCACTATCATTGTACGCATCTACTGATACATGTCCTGTTTCAACTGTTTCTGCTTTACGTACAAAAGAAAAATAGTATCGACGTTTCTTCTTAGCCATTCTTATATAATTCCTATATAGTGTAGGCCTCTCACCTACTGGGGGCTACGCGTTCACCCTCTGTCCTTCAATCAGACAGGACCTCCCCTGCTGTACTCCCTAGGACTAGGAGACCTGACCTTAGTCAGGGACCTTATAGGACTTCGTCTACGTCGTCGTCGAGATCATTCGTAGTTCCCTTGAAAGAGGGAGTCTCATCAACGGTAAAGTCCTTCTTGAACTGAGCATCTTCCCGTGCACGTTGTTCAGCAAGAGCCTTAGCTTCTGCTGCAAATTCATCGTCGTCGGGGATAGCATCAAACTCTTGCTTACTGTATTCGACAAGTTTCAAAACACGAATAGAGCGAATATAAATACCGTGCTTCTTGCCGGGGCCGTAGTCAACAACAACAAACTTAACGTCAATGTCTGAACCATTACCAATCAACTTGTCTTGTGGCCAAGGGTTGCCGAGGATGTCCGTAATTTTAATACGTTCATTAGCCTCGCCATTGCGCTTATACTCAGCTTGCTTGAACGTCATGTAAGGTTGCCCATCCATGTACGTGTCTTTCTGCTTCACTCGGTCAGCGATGCCGAGCTTCTTAGCCTCCGCCTTGATTCCCTTTTCATCAGCAAAGACAACGTCAATCTTCCACTCCTTGCCATCCTTGTTGTAGTTCAACATAGGTTCGCCAAGAACTTTAGCGTATTGTGCTTTGCCGCGGAATACTGCGGTTTGTGGTTTACTAGTAGTCATATCTAATCAATTACCTTTCACCATAGAGCAGGAGATTTCCTAACCCTATAACATATTATATCAAGTTTTTATACAAATGTCAACACTTATATTAAATTAATTTCTTACCAAGAATACGCAACGAAAACTGCCATTTTGTGCCAATCTTACAAGCAGTAAAACGAGTAGCTGTCCAATATGGACGTCGCAAACCATGGCCTATAAAATAAAATGTTTCATTAGGTCGGAAAGAAACTTTCTCTATCATCGCAATCTCATTCCTTTTCCATCGACTACGTACCAGTCAATGATACTATCCTTGTAATGGTTCTCTGCTCTGTACCGAGCCTCGTCAAGACTGTCTACATTCACACGTTCTGTAGTAAGGTCCTCAAACAAAACTATCAGAGACATTTGTGTATTTGTCATACTATTCCTCTCTCTTTAAGAATGGTGTCAAGTAGAATTGGACGAAAGTTTGTCCGTTCGACGCAAGCACAGTAATAGCGTTCGTCTGGAACTTCCTCTTGGTTGACGTCAAAATCTTCCGGATATGACATTACCTGATTGTTATGTAGGTGTCCGTGAATGTTAAGCTGCCAACGCGACAGGCTTTGAGAGTGAATAGGTATGTGAGACATAATAAAACCCTTCTTCACAACATACCCACGTACATCATCAAACAGGTGAAAATACTTTCGCATTTTAACCGGGTCATGATTGCCGGGAACAAGAACTTTACGACCATTCATGCGACCAACAGATTTTTCCATGTTAGCAGCACTAAAAGCTACGTCACCAAGAATATATACCCTATCCTCTGGATGAACCATTTCATTATACCAGTTAATCATCTGGTTAGTCATTTTTTCGGCGTCATCCCAAGGGCGAACCTTGGTACCATCATAGTTTGTAAACTTACAAATATTTTGATGATAGAAATGAGGGTCGCTATATACCCACGTCCTTCCAGCTTTCTGTTTTGTTAGTGTGTTTCCGCCCAAGTCAAGCCCACCTTACTATCGCAGTCAATAGGAAGCCTGTAGTTAAAGAACTGGCCAGAAGCATTGAAAGCTTGGGGGCATACGTCTTCAACAAATTCGTCAGCATGTATTTTAAGGGCATCATTTTGCCATTCATCGTGGATATCTCCTACTTTAAGTATGTCTAATTTTCTACGTCGTACTTGTTCTGCCGTAATGATGGCAGCCTTCTTCATTATTCTTGACTCATCACCTTGCAAGAGATAGCCGAGCCGAGTGTGCATTGCGGTGACAATAAGGGGAGTCCCGTCGCAAAGTCTAATGCGCCCAGTTCTCTGGACCTGTCTCTCAAGGCCATCGAGTAATTGTTTAAGACCTGGGAAGTTTCCAATAAACCTTTCTTTAATTTGCTTACCATCTCTTGTCGTTCCGCCAATGATTTGCCCAACTTTAGCATCTCCTGCTCCGAGTAGGAAAGCATAGATGAAAGTCTTAGCAATAGCTCGTGATCTAAATCCTCCCACCTGTTGGTTGTATGAGTGCGGGTCTCCATCTAATACTGCCTCCGTAAATTTCTTGTTGTTAAGATAGTGGGCGAGAACCCGTAGTTGGATACCTTTGGCATCAACACCGATAAGAACTCGGTTAGTTAAATCTCTGACTGTCCAGAGGTCTCGCGCTTCATATGTGTAGACACCTTGTTCTCCCATAAGAGGGACTTCAATGTCGTTTACTTTACCTACTCTTACAGCAGGTATGTTAGCAGTATTAGGATTGCTATGGCGATACCGCAAGGTATTAGCATACCATAGATTCCCGTGAATGCATTTCGTGTTTTCATTGTATGCCTCAATCCATGTGTTAATCATGTTAGCACGAGAGTTATACTCAATCCAACGAGCTATTAATCGTGCGCCTTGGTCGTCAGTCTCCTGTACGAATTCCTCTAAGGAAGGAGAAAGCCGTCCTTTGTCAGTGGGCTTAGGTTTACCGGTTTTGGTAAATTCTCTAGGCTCCCAACCAAGTCCAAGAAGTTTTTCAACTCGTTGGTCAGGGCTGCCGATGTTAAATGCAACGTAGTCAAAACAGTCATATCTGTCTTGTCCATGTACATCAACTCTGACATACTCCGCGGTATGTCGGGCAAGGTTGGTAGTAGGACTTCCATCGTTTTTGTAAGGCTTCTTATACGTTCGGATAAGTTCGAGTGTGGGTGGCCACTGCTCATGTATTTTCTCCTGTAGTTTGTTTTCTTCCTGTCTCAGCTTGGAATACAGGACGTGGGCTTCTGCAATATTGAATGCAAAACCAGTCTGCTGTTGCTTCTGTATCAGATACCATGACCGATGCTCAAGTTCAAGACCCATGTCTGTGAACCCAAGTCGTTTCATACGAGTAAGAAGAGTGGTGTAGATGTCACAACACAAGGCTGTGTCTTGTTCACAATATGCTAGCATCTCTGGAGTGAACTGTGAGAAGTCTACGTGCTTTCCTTTAGGAGACTTGAGGCGTATACCCCATGACTCTAATGAATGACCTCCTGTGAGAGACGGAGAGAATATCATTGACAATATCATAGTGTCAATTATATCGGCCATTCCTAAACGTGTGCCTAGTAAACGATTAAGAGTAGGTGCATCATAGCCAATAATGTTATGGCCTATAAACTTACAATCTACCTTCAACTTCTCATCGACCCATTCACGAATAGGGTTAGCCCCTACCAGAGAAATGCGTTCTTTTGTTACCACATTCTTAGCAGTCAAACACCAGATGCGGTTAGAGGGTAGGTCATCGCCTTCGATGTCGATGGCCCAGTATTTATCAGTAGGAGTTAGGTACATTAGAATCCTTCAATCGTCACCGATTGATCCTCCGTTTTCATATGTTTCTGCTTCTTCACGGTCTAGTTCTGTGAGCCGAGCTGTATCTTTGTTGTACCAAAGGTAACACGCAGGTCCCGTATATCCGCAGAACCTATTCTTTTCCACCGTAATCTTAGTGATGTTACGTCGCCACTCAGATGGGTCAATCTTATCTCTCTCCAATCGAACAACGATATTAGCCAGTTGCTCGACACCTGCCGTTCCCCTAATCTGACCCTGTCTATTTGTATGTATGACAGCAATGACGGCAATGTCCAGTTCCATCGTGAGCGTCTTGAGTTTGGTTGCAATTTCATCTAATTGTTTTCTTTCGTCACCAGATTGGTCCGAGACAACAATAGAAAGGTGGTCAAGGACAATGTATTTGCACCCAAGAGCAGCCATATGTCGAACTTTGTCAATAACTTTATCGACAGAGTTACTGCCAAAATGGTCCCAAAGAACAAGCCGGTTGTGATTAACCACGTCGTCAAAAGCTTGCCTAAGCTCAGCTTCGTTCCTTTCAATACCCGGAATGTGATACGGAATACGATTGTGGATACTAAGGAGGCCAAGAGTAGTATCACCATTAGGTTCTTCAAGGTGTAATAGTCCAACACCATATCCTTTCTCAATAACTTCTGGGTTCATTAAAAGACTATGTTCAATATGCTTGAGTAGGGCAGTCTTGCCAACCCCTGTGTCCGCGGTAACGATGACCATTTCTGACAAACGAATACCGAATGTCAAATCATTAAGTCCGTTGAACGGGTACTGTACAGTAAAGGAAGACTTACGATTGATAGTCTCCTCCCACATGTCCGAGCCTAGTTTAAGGCCGTCTGGCTTGTAGGTCGGTGCTTGCCACCACTCCTTAGTAAACTCATCCGAGACACCGTTTAAAAGATAGTCGTTAGCATCCTTGAACTTACGTAGTGTTAGGACTTTTACTTTGCCTAGAGGGAAAGCAATACCAGAGACAGCCTTAGCCGCTTTTTTTCCGGGCTCGTCACTATCAAAACAAATGACAATCGTGTCAAAGGAATTGAGATACTCGAAATCTCTACGAATATCTTGTTCTGCTGTCGACGCACTGTGTACGGATACCACGGGATATTTACTGCCCATGATTTGATAGGCTGCAAGTGCATCGTCTTGTCCTTCTACAATAGTTATTGCCTTAGCGCAACCCGGAGGGAATGAAAACTTCCCGAACAGGCCTGCCCCTTTTATAGTCCCCTCAACAGAGAAACTCTTGTTCTTGTATCGTATCTTATTACCAATATGTTCGCCTGTCTCTGCGTTGAACAGAGGATACTTGGCTTCAAAGTTATCACCCTCGTGACCAGCGTGTACCTTAAACCGTTGGAGTGTCTCCTTCGAAAAACCCCTCTCGGTGAAGGCACGAAAGACTTCCGTTAGGGGGGTAAATGGTGTTGTTTTGGTTTCTTTAGCTGCTGCTGTTTCTGTCATAGTTTCTTTCTGTTTAGCCGCAGCGTGGCCGCTGCTGTTAGGTGATACTCGTGTGCCGCATGAAAAGCATTTGCCCCACCCATTTTCTTGGATGCTGTAGGCGTCCGTCGAGGAACATTTAGGGCATGGCAGATGGCTTTGCTTCGTAGCTCTCATTCTTATCTTTCTCTACATATAATAGGTTAGGAGTAATGTCTATACCATTACGTTTTGTCCATTTCATTACTCGTGCGTATGTCGTCATGTCTTTAACTTCAATATGTTTAGCTTCTCTGTCTCGCATAAACTCATCGGATGCGTATACTTTGTGTGTAGAAGGGTCAATAAAACATTTGACAAGAGAGTAGTCAAACCTGTCTAATATCCATTGACCAGGGTTCTCCTGTATCATAGGGTCCTTCATAAAAATAAACTGATACATTCCCCATTCATATACTTGAAACGTGTTTTCCATGTTTATGTATTCTAAAGGGGTCTTACTGGTATCAGTAGGTAAAATCGAATAAGGCCAACCTATATTATTTAGATTATAAAAATAATTACCACTCATGTCCACGCAAAAATCGTACAAGAAAGAGTCTATAAAGTCTTGTTGTTCATCCTCATCTTCAACAGCTGATATGTCAACAAATACATCAAAGTCTTTTGGGCAGTAGCCCATCAGCAGGTCTCGAACAGCCCCTCCTGCAATGACAGGTCTAGTATTATATTTGTCTGTAAGTTTATCAAGGCTTTTAGACAAAGACATAAGGTCAATCATTGTGTTATTTGACATATTTCTAAGCTTAGTAGTATGAATGTAATTAACCTCGCTGTACCCTATATAGGTATTATATCCTGCATCAGCTGTTTTGTCAAGCACTATCTTCCTCCAGATCCGTAACGTCTTGAGATTGTGAGAATAAAAGTTCGAAATCAATCTGCTCATCAATCACTTCTTCTGGTTCATTGCTAAATACTTCATCAATTACTTCAAGACATGTTCCACATGGGTCAAAGTCCCCGTGGTCACGATTGATTTGTATTTCTCTCTCACTTAAAACGGCGTTGCAAATGTGGCATCTCATGTGTAATGTTCCCTAAAATAATTGGCGTAGTCAATAACTGTCTGGCCCTCAAGCCCCGGCGCTGTGTTCACTTCAAGAACGGTTGCTAATTGATAATGATGATTGTAAATAATATCAACAGCGCCGAAATCAAGGCCGAGGCTGTTAACTGCAAATCTAGCTTGTTCAATAACTTGTTCTGGAGGAGCAACGTCACCACGTATAAAAACATAACCATTATTATGATTACGAATGCGAGTATCAAGAGGTGGTTCACCATTGCGTGTAGCCTTTCGTTGTATTGAGATGATACCATGCAAACCGGCATGAATACGGTATTCGTCACGCTTCTTCATATATTTTACATACAAAGGAGCGTTTACAATTTCTCCGCGATTGTTAGCAATAACAATACCAGCACCGGAATGACCATTAAGAATGGTACGACATACTATAGGGAACGCATCGTCAGGAATATCTTCTCTATTAGTCCAGAACTCTGGGATTTGTACACCTTCAAAAGACATCTGAGTAAATGCTGATAATTTATTTGAAGCACCTCTACACAAATGACTTTTATTTATAAAATTAATCATTTGTTCATCAAATCTAAAAGCAGTAGAATTACCCCAATTGATAATTGTATCGCGCTCACGGTATCTGTAAGTGGACCCTTGGAGCCGCAAAACGCGACCCCCAAGAGCATCGGCAAGGGCACGGGCAGAGCGAGAACCCTGCTTGTATGGATAAATTTTAATCGACATCGCCTAACTCTCCTAGGTCTAGTTGTCCCAGATGCCACGGTCGGTTGTGCGGTCGTTCCTGTTGTTCTAATCTTTGAGCCAATTCTTCAACCATGCCTATACCGTCTATAATACCATAACGTATCCACCTAGTACCTACATGACCGGTCTCTTTGCTTTGCTGAAAGGGTTTGGGACATACTGCTTGTTAATCAAAGGGTTCCAGTCATTCCAAGGAAACTCAAAGCACAAGGATTGCACAATTCGGAAAGACTCCATGCAACTCTCGTTGAACTGTCGTTCAAATTGTTCGCCGATAATGTCTTTGTAAAAGGAAGCTAGTTCTTCGTCTTGCTTGCAGATATTCTCAAGCATCAACATAGCTCCTTGCTCAGAAATGTCGTAAGCAATTTGATACGGATTAGTGTAATTAGAAATAGCATACTTAACAAAGTAATGCAAGAACTTTGCCCAAATAATTACCTTTTCTGGGTCATTAGGTTCTTGACCACAGCGAAACTCGAACGAACCAAAGCGCCACAAAGTTAGAATATTCAAAGCAGAATACTTACCACCTTCTTCTCGTGGTAATTGACCGTGACGAAGAAGTGTTTTCCACATGTTAAGTGTGGTATTACTGTCCTTAAAACCTAGGCAGAAGTGGTTACGAGTACGGTTTATACCGTGCCATTTGATAAGTTGTTCCTCAAATACTGCCCACAATATAAGAATAGATGTTAGGATATTGATACGCTGTTCGCCTACGTTTATGTGAACATGAGTTGAACAACGATTACTATTCTCAATCTTAGAACCAGCTGACTTAAACTTCTTAAACAATCCTTTGACAAGGTCGGCTGTCTCATCTACTGCGCAAGGAACAGACAAAACATATTCAATACCTCCGTTGCGCAATGACCCGTCTGCCTTAGCTAGCCAACGTGCTGCGGTAGTAGGTCCCGTAATATCAAATAAATCGCCACTATTATTAATAAGATTGCGACCCTCAATTTCCAGTTCAAGTCCGATAGTTCCTACAGGAACATTGCCTGTATACAAAGGACGATTAAGATGTAGACCTGGAATACCAGGCTTCTTGGCAAAAGCTTTGCGATAATTTTTAAAAAACTCTGTATTTCCATCAGACATTATATCAATACTCCTGTATGTTGTCAAGTGTAAATTTGCGGTCGTTCATTATTTCTTCACGATAGAACTTGAACTTCTCAAGAAGATTAAGAGAATTGGAGTTAGTAAAAATACCAATACGTTCTGTCTCACGATACAACCATCGTAACCCTAATGTGTCACGATACACAACAAACTTGCGTGAGAAAGCAAGGGCGCTTTCTTCTTGTACATTAAGCAGCACATCTCCTAGTGCGGGGTATATATCTTTACACAAATCTACAAAAGAAGATGAGTTGTAAAAAGCATCCCATGCACGTTCATAGGGCGTAAGTGAATACTCTCCTACGCCAATATTACGAAAAAACTGCCCGCTAATGTTACTAGAATTAAGGCCGTGTAATCTACTGCGAGTAGCCTTACGAGAAAGTAAAATAGCCCCGTACTTGGTAGTATTCAACCAACCTAATTCAGGTAAACTACGGAACTTATTAAATTTAGGAGAGTCAAGACGCTTACGTTGACGATTTCCTTCTGTGTCTCCACAAAAAGTAATGTTGGCGCGGGGAACACCATCGTTAAAGTTTTCACCATCCTCTACGTTAGAAATAAAAACAGGCAGCCCATCATACAAAACAACAGTACCGGCTAATCGCTCACGCGCTTGATTAGAATCAGTCCAGAAAATGTCAGCCATTAGAACGCATCCTTAACTTCGACAGTTTCTTTTGCTGGATTCACGAGACGCTTGTCTTCACAAATCTTCTTCCACATTGTTACAAATCCTACTTGACGGTCAAGTAGACGTTTTGCTGTCTTATAGTCTCCTGTGTTTATCACAAGTTGTATCTCTTCCTCGCTCAAACCAGTCAAATCAATTACAGACATGCCGTTACGCATCTTTCCAATGGCTATTTGAACAAGTAGATACATCATTTCACGGCGGTCACGATTAATAATCCACACGTTAGATGGTGTCCGATACTCTACTCCGTATGGTTTGTAACGACATGCTCCGGCCTTACCATACATCTCACGCCGACGAGGGTCTCGGTCAATAAACGTCATGAACATACCTACAGTAGCGTCCAACATCTTGACAAAGTTGTTACAAATTTCACGGTGTTCTTCATTGTCAGTCGGAATGTTGGCACCCCATCCTACGTGAATGTGTCCTGCCGCGGTACGGAAAGTGCGAGTGCCGTCTGGACGAGGGTTCTCTTCACCAGTATATGCGTTAAAATCAGGGTCACAACCCAATTCAAGCGCAGCAGCAGGCTGACTCTCAAGGTACTTTTCATCAAAATCTTGAGTAGGTTGAATGGCGAACGTATACTTCTTGACATCACTGTTCTGAGATACCCGTTGCTTCATTTCTTGAATAGTTTTGATGATGTTGATATTGAACTGTTCAAACGCACCAACAGTGCTAACTGGGTCAATGTTAAACTCTAGTGCCATACCGTCTACTTGGTATGCTCCGTTAGAAGTTTTATGGGGACTTTCTTTAGTACCTTCGACCATTCCAAAAGCACTAATTGCTTTACCATTCTCCCGAAGAAACAACTCAGGGTCAGCTCCAATTGTAAATGCACTCATAATATACCTTCCTTATTTATAAACAAAAGTGGGAACTACTACTTCATTAGGTGTTACGCAAGTCGTACAAATAAAATTACGTTCATTAATAAATTCATGAACTTCAGATAGGTCTCCTACTGGTTCCTTGCAGTGACAGCAGATACCTTTAGTGTTTTGTTCAAACTCCTCAACACTATACTCAATACCCTTGAGGTTATCTCGGATAAACATGCCAACTTTTTTAACTTCTCTAACCGACACTGGCAGCAGGGGGGGTTTCCGTTGTTCGGAAAGAGATACGATGTTTCCGGGCGACTTTATTAATTCGCCTAAGGGCTTTCTTTTGCTGATTGGCGGAGAGTTCTGCAAATTCTTGGGAGGAAGGCAAAGAATCTTTTTCGGAAATCGAGGCGAAGAACTCGTGTCCGTTGAGGAAGCCGAGTCTTTCACTGAAGTCTTCATGAAAGATACGTTGCCAATGTTTGTATTCCCAGACTCTGCCGGATTGCCAATGGTAGCCTTTAGGTCGAGGTGGGGTGGCGGTCCTTCCGCCGTCCACGGAAGTATGTCCTCTACCTCGTCGTCGAGATTGTTTACCCGAAAAGGGTTAGTTACCTCTCCTCCTGTATTCGGCTTCCAGTCTCCATCTAGGGGGTCACGAGTCCAACTCTTACCTCCTTGCACTCCATAATTACCAGTGTAACGGACAGGCTCGGCCTTAGGTTCAATAGTCCGTTGAGGCTTCATTGTAAGGACGGCTTCGTCTTTTACTGCTTTAGGATTGATAGTAAAAGCCCACCACGAATGAGGTTTTATCTGTATATATTTGCCCTCGCCGTCGTCCTTAATACCGTTCCACAAATCTAGCTTACGCTCAATTGCACCAAACATCCAGATTTCAGAAGCCCAAAACATCATTTCCATGTCTTTAGACCAAGTAAACCACAAAGGTCGTTCATTATTGCGGATAAAGTTAAGAGTCTTTTTAGTGCCATCCCACCACACGCAAGCGTAGGCTCCTTTGACCACATTAAAAGTCTCTTCTGCGCCGTTTTTAGCAAGATGTCCGTACAAGATATCGCTATCTACTTTACCATAAACATGGCCGTCTAAAGTGTGATGCTCTCGCAAAGTCCCGTTATGAACACCTACAATCGCCTCATCAGGATAATCAAAAGGATGGGCGTTCTTAAGGTTGATATCACCCACTGTGCGTGAACGAGTGTGACCAATGAGTGCGACTGCATCACCACGCTCAATCTCTGACTCATACTTGCGATAGTCAAACAGATTAGACGGCGGTCCAACAGCCTTGACCCATGTATATGACTGGTCTGCGTCGTTGCGGACCTTGATTACACCAGCACTGTCACGACCACGTATTTGACAGACGTCCATCATGTCCTTGAACAATGTGTTCTTAGCAAGAAGATTTATCTTGCCGGCCATACCTACAATACCACACATTAGTTTACTTCCTCCGATACTGTGTATAAATCTTCTTCGTCGTCCAAATCTTCTTGGTCGAACACCTCCCACTCAAGAACGTGGTCGTAAAGTTTATTCATAGACCATGAACGATAGTCGTCAGAACCTACTTCTGGATGACCTTGAACAAAGAACGAGCGGTCATCTGTATAATACCCTGCTTCAATCTCAAGCATGGTCTCATTATCAAACAACTCTTCCGACATACTGTCACACAAAAACTTATAAGATACTTGAGTAGAGCAAACTGCCACAATCTCAATGTCTTCATTCTCCATCAACATCTGATGGTGAATAGAGTTGGAGACTACCTGATAGTTGTCCTCAACGTCAGTGATAAGATGGTTCGTGCCTCCATGTCCTTCAACATGCTGCCATAACTGACCACCGTTCATAACATGAATGAACTGTGCACCACGACAAATGCCGAACAATATTTTGTTCAACTCCACTGCTTCATTATATACAGCTATTTCTGCGTCATCACGGTCAACAGACCAAGATGTTTCACGCAAAGACTCTTGTCCATAAAGAGCTGGATTAACGTCAGCACCACCAGAAAACACCACTATGTCAGCGTCTTTGACAGTGGAGGCTCGTTCCATTCCACAAGAAGCCATCAAAGATATAATCTGTGAATAAAAAGCGCCGTTAGTAACAAAAACCTTTCGACCGTTAAAGTCAGGTAAATCAATACGTTCCCACTTACGGGGCTCTTGTGCTTTAGTTGTTGGGGGCATTATAAAACAAACCTTTCTCTTTCATGTAAGGGATTACTACGTTAAAATACTCTTGATAAGTTACGTCGTCAGGGTTTTTCTCATAAACCATAGAAGGACGTTTGAATGGATTTGGTGGACGATACGCTTCAACAGCTGTGTCCTCGTTGCGAAACGCTTTCATTCGCAATCTGAAATCAGGACACTGATTAAACAAATCTTTTACAAAATTATCTTTGTAGGTTTTTCTCGTTTGTTCTTGAAACAAATCAAAGCATCCATAAATAGACTTGTTGACCTTATAAGCACGAGTCTCGTATTTACAAGAACCTAACTCTCCTTCACAAAACATCTTCATACTATTTAAAGTTAGCAGATAGGTTGTTGTGTGGCCTGTGCGTGTCGTTACAGTACCTTCATCAGGAAAAGTTTGCAAACCGCCACCTGCCGTTACACACATACATACTTGATATGCAAAATGTGGGTCAAACCCATCGTCGACCAATTCTTTCCATTTAGCAAACTGCGTACTGCTGCGCTCTGAATGAGAGCGAGAGAAAATCATAATCATTTGAAATAATGGTTGCATAACATCGGAGGATACAATTATGCCGTTTTTAGATACCCACTCAAGAGTGCGATGCTCTGGTTTGTTGACAATAAACCTACTGGCGAATGAATGATTAAGCATCCAATCTAAAAACTCCATCGCACCATCACAATTTTGTAGATTACGACGAACCAAGGCTATTTCTGTAGCAACAAGAGTTACGTTTTTGACTGTATGGCTGCCGAGAGCCTGGTGACAAGCGGCAGGAGCATTTATTAATACTGTGTCACCTACAATAATGTATTTAGTGCAGTAATCGATTACTATTTCAGGACCTTCTTCAAAAAACTCGATACACTTATCATATTGAGTATCAGTAAACGTGGGGTTAAACTCAAGGTCTTTAATGAGCATAATACAAGTCTCCTATGGTAAAACAGTAGTCTCGACAGTCCCATCGCTGTAAACATCCTGCCGATGCCTCACAGTGACCCGTGGAGCGCCATTACGGGCCTCTTCTAGGCTAGGGTAGCCGGGACCAACTCGACCGTCTCTAAAGACGTTGTGATAAGTGCTATACACCACTTGAGGAGGCTCTACAGGAGCAGGGATATCATTATCGTTTTGGGTATGACGCTGCAAAGGAATTAAAGGCAACTGGTCCACAGTCGGAGGATTAGCTTGTTCATACCAACGTAAACAAGAAATTGCACGTCTAACAACACGACGATTCCCTCGAACTCTCAAAGTTACTCTACTATCATCCGGCGATGGAACATTAGGGCCAAAATAAACGAGTTGGGCACCGTGTAAATCATTTTGTGGGTTGTGGTATGTGAATACATCACCGGGACGGATGTGTAGGGGTGAAACATAAGCACCACGAACAGCCGTAAACATCCGTATTTCAGGCGAACATACAGGTAAACGAGGTAAAACACCGGCAATGGACGGTGAAACAATCTGCCCAGTCCAATCAAAATTAAGGTTGTTAAGAGGAAGCCGCCGACCGGCCCGATGAAAAACATACACAGAAGAGTCGTGATTGCCGTTGACAAACCCTGTAGTCAAAACATAACCTAATTGAGCTAATTTATTGAGCAGTACTGGGTTAGCGCGACATTGGCTTTCATTTAAAATAACTTCATGTAAACAAGGGTTACGCTGTTGTGTGAACTGATACAATTCTAAAATGTCTGCCGCACGACCGTGTGTGAAACCATGAATATGTTGGGCACCACAACAGTGTCCCCCGTGTGCTTTTAAACTAACCATATCTAATTACCTTTCTATTAAAGTTACTACATTAAAAAATTGGTTGGGAATTAAGGGAGTCAAACCCTTACACAACGCCGTTTATACTACGATTTACGTGGCTAACTCCGCATCCCCTTGCAAAGCACTGCCCTATTAGAGCAGGCTAAGAATTAAAGCATATGAAAACATTGTTAGAGGCATGATACACAAAGTCACATTAAATGACTTCCAACGGAGAGGTTTATAACGTCCAAACATTAATATTAACTCCTTACAATACGATTTGTCTTGACAACAGTGACAAAGTGTGGTATAATACTATTATAGAGTACGTCCCGGTTAATACATACAATATATACTATCCGAATACAGGGCTACTCAACAAAGCCACGAGCGGAAATAAACTGATTAACAGCTTGTTTGACATTGTATAACAATTTACGTTTAGCCATACGTTCATCTTGTTTCTTTATAACCCAATCAGCTATATGAGCAATTTTCATTACAAACCAATTGGCCCTTACGAGGGCTTTTTCTTTGTCTGTAATCCTTACATACGCTTTCTCTAAACCTTTATTGTACATACGTAACCACAACCAATTATTTTTGATAACTGTCAGGATACAAGAATGTGGACAAGATTCTGTATGAAGGTATTCGATGTATCTATAATCGTTGGCAGGGTGACTACATTTATCATCCCTATGATTACCTAAAGATTTTGATGTGTCAACTCTATACATACAATTCTTACAAGGGTCTGGTAAAGAATTAAAATCTGTTATAATCATTTTATTGCCTTACTGTCAACATAATACACTCTGTCTTGATGCCAAGAAGGTTCAAAGTTTGTAAACAATCGACTTGGATATGCAGGAGTGTCGGCGTATCGCCAAGCCATTCCTTTTTTCCAATTGGCAGGAGAATGACCACGAAACAATGGTATCCATTCTTCTAATTCCACATCATTTTCCCAACCAGGCTCGAGAGCTTTGAACTCATTATTACGATAAGGTTTTCTGTTCCACATATTAACAGAAGGGTTTTTAACTCCCTCACGTGTTTCGCGTGTGAATTGTGTTTCATATGCTGACATAAAAATCTCCTATTTAATTAGAGTATAGAAAGAAGGGCGGTTGCGTCGAGTAAAGAGTGGCTTTGCCTTGTCTAAATTCATCCACTTGTTAGACATACACAACTGGTAGTCATGGAACACAGAAATGCCACTATTCTGCCCCGACGAATTAAAGTTAAAGATTAGAGGTAAATCATCAAGTGGAAACAACATATTATAATTAGCCCCAGCAATATCAAGAATACGCATACAGGCATGGTCATAATATCTATTATCATCAAGTAATGACTTGTCACGCCGTCTAGTATTATAGCGATAAGCATACTCGTCAGCTAATGCAAACCCATGCTCAAGCATCCAGCAAAACGCAGCACGTGAAGAGCGCGTCCAGACTGCACAAGGATGATTGATATGGGTATTCTTATATAAACCCTTGGGAGACTCTAAACCTAGTCGCCTAGAACGCAATACAAGACCAGCCGACAACAGTTGTGCAGTCTCAAGCAACATCTTGTTCACCCGCTTGTCGTCAAGATTGATAGCGCATTGACGTGGACATGGGTCAGTGAGAAAGATGTTCATTAGTCACCTACACTTCTTCTAGTTTACGCTCAATTTCTAAAACCCTAGGTTCAGCACGTGATAAGACTTGCTTTTCTTTTATTGACAATCCGGGAGTAACGCGAACAATATCCACAAGCTCACAAATTAACCTCTCTGCATCTTTATCAGCCATGATATGTGCCCCCGTTAGGGTTCTTGGGGTCAACCTTATACCTACCCAAGGATAAACGTGGGTTAAATTTCACGGCATTAGCTACAAAATCCAAATGATAGCGAAAGCCTTCACGAGTAGTCACACCCTGCTTCTCAAGGTGCTTCTTAAAAGAAAAGGCATTACGCGAACGTATGTGCGTTTTAATTGCCATTATCGTTTGAAGTCTGCTTTAATAACCACACCGTCTTTAGCCAACTTAGGTTCCCGAATGTGAGGAATTGGCCTTTTGATATTTGGAAACGCAGAAAGAAACGCTTGAGCCATAGTAGGCTTGCGGAACACATAATCGCGGGCCTTAAATGTCGATTTCATACATAATTCTCCTTATGATAGAGGGGTTGAGGGGAGTCGCCTCTCTTGTGCTGGCGACAATTACACTACACTTGAAACCCTCAATAGAGCCTAGGATACGGGCTATCAATTCCCGTAGGTCCAATGTCTATCCCTCATTAATATTATGAGGTGCCTAGGCTCTATTGAAGGTATAAAGTAGAGGCAGTTTACCTACAAGCTGGCATCGCCGGCGCTTAGAGCGCCAGCGATTACCATACTTAGATACTTTTATGCTTATGCCGCCTTGGAAGCGCCCTCTACATCATCATCAGTAGTCGCGCTATCGTTAGCAGCAGCGGCAGTCGCTAACGCCTTAATTTTGCTAAAATCCATCGCTTTTAGGGCTGCGACGACCATCTTCGCTTGCGGCTTGTCGGCGTCAATAACACCGCCTTCGGCTTCTTTCTTATCAGCCAGCTTGTCAATACGACCCGCAAGCCCTTCAATCATCGCAAGCAATCGTGCGAGTGTAGGGCTTTCTTTTGCGGACTCGGGTTCTTCAAAGCCGTAAAAAGGATTATTGTTCGCTTCTTCTAGCTTCCAGAAAGCTAGTTTAGCGTCAACGTCCTTCTCTGCTTTATACTTGGGGGCATATTCGCACTTGTTATTTTTGGTAACAATACGAATAGGTGTATAAGCCTTGAACCAATTTTCAAGCTGCGTCTGCCATGACTTAGGCATCTGTGCAGCTAGCTTAACAGCACGAGTGCAATCGCCAGTGCCAGAGCAATCGTCTGATATTTGCGTAGGCGCAGCGTGCATGAAAATCAACATTGCAATTTCGTGACCAAGTGACTGTAGTTTAGCCCGATTAGTCGAAAATGTTGCAATTTTATTGTCGATTGCTTTTAAGGTAGTAGCCATGATAACTTTATCCTATTCCATCAATAACCCTAGCGTTATTGCTAGGCATAAGGCTAGGGATTGATTGATTGATTTATTAGCGATAAGTTATCGTCACTGAAACGCCGTTGGCAATTCTGAAAGTGTTGCCATGCAATAGGTCGATTAGAATATCAGTTGAAGTCAATTTACTGTTATGCTTAGCAATCATACGCAATGTTGATGCCGTAACTGCTTTTGTGAATGTTAAACCTTCTTTATTCTTAAACAATAAGAAAGGCCGCTTAGGTGCAACAGTCTTTTTTAGTGACATATTACCATTGATAGGCTGATAAGAGGCGCGATTATATAACATAGGGTTTACTCCGATAAAGCCCTAGCCTTATGCCTAGCAGGGAAACAATACCAATGAAGATACAATTTCCCCGCTAGGGCGGCTCTGTATCCATAATTTTGGAGAGCCGCTTTATACATCGTTCGACGGGCTTACAGATTGCCGCCAGCATAATTCACTATCCCTGCCAAGGATTATAGTCATTACACCGCCACCGTATGTTTTAAAACTTAGTCTAAAGAGCATACTGCATGGCACGTTTCTTGATAGAACAAGCAACCTATATGCAAGCTAGTCAAAGAATATACGCTAGGCGCAATATATTGACACTTGCTAGGCCGTAACCTTGCTATCTATGGGCGTATCAAACGCCTTCCAGCTCTAAAGCCGTAGCGTTATCAACAATTTGTTTCAATCGGTTTATCTTTTGGATTTACCGATAGGGCGTCTGATAGCTTCACCGAATAATCCGGTCAACCTAGCTTTCGCTAATTCTTTTTCAGATAGTCTCCCTCTTGGCGCAACATATTCAACCGCTTGCGCTTTGAACATCTTGCGATTGCCTAGTCGCACAATCTTGCCAATTCGGGATACGCCTATGTGATTAGGTGAACGCCTAGCATTTTCGGGATAGTCACTTAATAACTTTTCCCTTGCCGCCTTGGCATCAATTTTGGCTTGCTCTAAAGCAAACGCTTCACTAACGGCTTGTTCCAATTCACGACGCCTAGCCAAAGCCTTGCGACGCCTATCGTTACGAGTAGCCATAACATAGTCTCCTATCTAGTTTGCAGAGCACCTTCCCAATTTTCAGTGGTCCCCTGCTGCCCAATCTTTATGGGCTTGTCGAAACTGAAAGTAAATGTCTTTTTTCAACCTATTTTAGCATGATTATTACGTGAATATGCTGTTCATTGTAACTTTATTGCGTGGGATTGAAAGATTGTTGTGTTAAGAACGATTCGCATTACTTTATTACAAGTGACCACGGAAGCGGCGCAACATTATTACGCGTGACCACGGCGACTAAGCACGATTATTGCGTTGGCATTGATTTATATGGTTAAATTGCGTATATACTGGCTGGATTGTTGTATTGTTACACTGTGTTGTAATTTTATTGCGTATGACTGGCCTTGTTCACAATTTGTTCCTTTGTTCTTGGTTTGTTCCGATAGGGGCAGGTGGGGGGGGGATAGAACACGCGCGCGTATATAAGGCGTAAGTAGGGACCTTAGTCACGAAATAAAAAAATTCATAATAAAAAAAAGCCTATTTAAGATATATCAACAGTAGTTTAGCTACTATGGTAGCCGAAGGTATCCACATGTAACTGTAGACCCTGTTTCCGGGGCAAATAGAGGGTATTGTTGACAATTGGAAAGGGCTCCCGTAGGTCGCCCCACGCCTAGAAGAACCTTCTTGTACGAACTCCCTATACTATTTGTACGTTTTTACTTGACATTTGTAGGGAAATATGGTATAATACGGTATAAGGTATGGAAAGGGTATCATGGGCGACATAAGAAAAACTAAAATGGACAGGGCTTTAGAGTCTGAAGACATTACGCTTATTGAAGATGCTCTGTCTTTTAAACAACGCAATTTTTGCCACTCATTCATCAAGCATTTTAATGGTGCCAAGGCAGTTTTAGAGGCCGGATATGACACTCCAGCTGAGAACGCATCACGAATGGGACATCAAGTTCTTAACGCAGCCGGTGTTCGACCTTATATCGACCACCTTTTAGCAGAGCGTTCGAAAGAAACACACATCGACATCGACTACGTCTTACGAGGAATCCTCCGTACGATTAATAAGTCAGAAGACGGTGAAAAAGCTAATCTAACAACTGCCCTCCGTGGCTACGAACTCCTGGCCAAGCATCTTGGGATGTTCATTGAGAAACAGGAAGTAAAAATTGACGGCAACATTGAATATGAGCAGCGAGTCAGAGAAGACAATGCAGCTCTCGAAAGCGCAATTGCTCGCCTCTCTAAGCGAGGAGGAGCGTCAGGAGTGGCTGGCCTCTCTAACCGAGAAGCAGAGGGCTGACCTTCGGTGGAACTGGGATTTCTGGGCAAGACCTAATCAGGTAGAACCCGAGGGTCTCTGGAACACATGGATGATTCTAGCTGGACGTGGATTTGGTAAGACAAGGATCGGCAGTGAGTGGATCAGAAAAAACATCTGTGGTGACACACCTCTTAGCCGGAGCGCATCTGGATGGGGACGAATTGCTCTTGTTGCTGAGACAGCAGCCGACGCAAGAGATGTTATGGTTGAGGGTGAGTCTGGAATCCTTGCTTGTCACCCTAAAGATTATCGACCCGTATACGAAAAAACCAATCGAAAGCTTACCTGGCCAAATGGTGCAGTAGCTTTCTTGTACAATGCTACAGAACCTGACCAGTTACGTGGACCACAGCATCACGCTGGATGGGTTGACGAGTTAGCTAAATTCCGATACATGCAAGAGTGTTGGGACCAGTTGCAGTTTGGTTTGCGTCTGGGTGAACACCCTAGGGTTCTAGTAACCACTACTCCTCGTCCCTTGCCTCTTGTTAAAAGGCTAATGACAGATGAAGATACAATCGTTACCAGAGGGTCCACTTTGGATAATGCCGGTAACTTGGCCGCAAATACCCTCAAACAATTGTACGACCGGTATGGGTCTACACGCCTTGGACGGCAGGAACTTGAAGGAGAGGTTCTTGGAGACATTCCTGGAGCACTGTGGAACAGAGACACTATCGACAATTCAAGGGTCAAGGAAGCTCCCGTTGATTTAGAAAGAGTATATGTAGCAGTTGACCCTGCTGCATCATCGGAAGAAAACAGTGATGAAAATGGTATCGTGGTTGTGGGTCTGGCTCGGGATAAAGACGGGTACGCTCGTGGATACGTGTTGGAGGACGGGACTTTAAAAGGCTCTCCTGAAGAATGGGCTTCACAAGCTGTACGTCTGTACCGAAAGTGGCAGGCTGATAAAATCATAGCAGAAAAGAACAATGGCGGTGACATGGTAGCTTCGGTTATTCGTGCACAAGATCGCTCTGTTCCCATTAAACTGGTTCACGCTTCGCGTGGTAAGGTTGTCCGGGCAGAACCTATCTCTGCTTTGTACGAACAAGGTCGAGTACATCACGTAGGAATGTTCGAGAAGTTAGAAGATCAAATGTGCTTGTTCTCAGTGGACAACGTACGTAACTCTTCTACCGGATCACCAGATAGAGTTGATGCTCTAGTGTGGGGACTTACAGAACTGTTTGATAAAATTACTGCACGAAGGAGAGTCTCGGGAATAAAAAATCCTGATGGGACTCTTGTAAGCAGTGGTTTACACTATGACGCTACGTCGGGATACGATTCACGACTACTTACTTCGCCTAACGGATGGATGGCTTAATAACTATGGATAAGACCAAACCCTACAAAAAGAAAGACGGCGACACTTTAGATGTCGTAGTCGTTGAAGGTATTGCTTCAGACAATTACGTTCCTGAGGGTTTCGAATCTAAAGAAGCTTTTCTTGCTGACATGCGAGCAGAATACCAAGCAGATGTAGATTTTGACCGAATTAACCGTGACTCAGCTCTTGACGACAAGAAGTTTGCAGCTGGCGAACAGTGGGACCCAATTGTTCTTGAACAACGTAAAGGCTTGCCTTGCCTTGTCATTAACAATATTCCACAGTTTACTGCACAATTAGTTGGCGACTGGCGTGAAAGCCGTAAAGCAATTAAGATTGTTCCCTCCAACGACGAAGATACCGATGTTGCTGCAATCCGCGGCGATTTGATTCGCTCAATCGAACTGCAAAGTCGAGCACAGCGGGTATATGACACAGCATTTGAAAGTCTAGTGCAGTGCGGTGACGGTGCGTTTCGCGTTTCCGTTGAATACGCCCGGGATAACGTCTTTGACCAGGATATATTTATCCGCCCAATTGAAGATGCTCTTGCTGCCGTGTGGGACCGCTACTCAGTAGACCCTACAGGCCGTGACGCTCGTCGGTGCTATGTTAATGACCGTATCCCTAAATCAGAGTTTGATAAAAAGTGGCCAGGTAAAACACCTAGCGCCTTGGATGGCGACGACACACTTGCTAAAATGTCTGTTGAAGGCTGGATCGACAGCGACTCATATCAAATTACAGAGTACTGGCGACTAGTTGAACGTCAGCGTCTGCTCGCCCTCTTCGAAAACGGTAAAACGTTTATGCTCGAAGACGACAATATGGAAAAGCTTATTGTAGAGAATGGGCCTCCTATTCGTACAAGAGCATCATGGTGCACTTACGCACAGATGCACCTTGTTACTGGATTTGAGATTCTTTCTGGGCCTTATGAATACAAATTGAACCGTGTACCTATTGTACGGATGTCAGGTCGAGTCACCAACGTAGGTGGACGACGTGTTCGGTACGGTCTGGTGCGGTTTATGAAGGACTCAGTCCGTCTTAAGAACTTCTGGCGTTCCGTTGCTGCTGAGCAGTTGGGCTACGCACCGAAGGCTAAGTGGATTGCGCCGGAGAGTGCTGTAGAAGGTAGGGAAGACACGTTCCGCAAGGCTCACCTTTCCCGCGACCCACTTCTCGTCTACAATGACGGGGCTGAGGCACCTCCACAACTTATTCCCCCGCCTCCTGTTGAGGCATCTCTGCTTAATGAAGCAAGTACAAACGCTCAAGACATCAAGGATGTTACGGGCATTCAAGACGCTTCGCTTGGTATACGCAGTAATGAAACTTCCGGTCGAGCTATTATGGCTCGTCAACGTGAAGGTGATATTGCTAACCTAACCTTCCACGACAACGGTAATCACGCTGTTCTGGAATGCGGTGATATTATTAACCAACTTATTCCTCAAATCTACGACGGTACACGTACTGTTCGTTTGTTGGGAGAAGATATGGTAGAGAAGTTTGCTCGCATTAACGACCCAATGGACCCTGAATCCATTGACTTGTCAGTAGGTGAGTATGACGTTGCACTATCGACAGGCTCAAGCTACACCACTAAGCGGGTTGAAGCAGCTCAGGCAATGATGGACGCTATCCAAGTATGGCCGCAGCTTATGACAGTTGCTGGTGACTTGGTGGCTAAAGCCCAGGATTGGCCAGGAGCCGATAAACTTGCGGATCGTCTTAAGAAAACTATACCCCCTCAATTCCTTGAAGAAGATGATGAAGGCGGCGGTGGTATGTCTCCTGAACAGATTCAAGCAATGCAACAGCAGCTTGAGCAACTGGCTATGGAGAATCAAACCCTTAAGATGGAAAAATACAACAAGGAAGTTGAGCACGAGATTGCTTTGTATAATGCTGAAACGCAACGTATACGAGCTCTATCAGATCACGAAGTTGATGCTCAGCAGCAATCGTTGCAAGCAATAGGAATGATTCTTGACGGCACTGCTACGGCAGATGAACAAGACATTAAACGAGCAGACAGTGAAGTACGTAAAATGGCTGCGACTGCAAAGTCTACAGACACTCAACGTAAACCAGGATCTCGCCCGTACAACCAATAAGTTTTCGATGCCCTGGGCCCAAACGCACAAACGGTCCAGGGAGTACATCGCAATAAAGTTTGTGCAAACGGTTAAAGGACCGATAAACCTTATTTATGAGTACTGATGATACAAACACCCCCGTCGAGCCTATGGACGTAGACTTGGATACATTTTCGACAGAGTTCTTTGGCCAGAACAAAGTTGACGAGGAGCCGGCCAGCTCAGATGTAGAAGAAGACACGACAGAAAACAGCGACGCTCAAGAAGAAGATACTCATGTTGACGAGGATGCCGATACCCTCGCACCTGATGAAGATGAAACTGAAAAAGTTGAAGAAGTCGATGAGACTCCTAAACCTAAAAGGAATCGTTTTCAGGAACGTATCGACGAAGTAGTAGGTAAGCAAAGAGAAACAGAGCGCAAACTCGAAGAAGCTCTTGCTAAACTACAGAACCTTCAACAAGACTCTAAATCAGAACCCGAGCCACTTAAGGCTGTAACTAATACCTCCACTGGTCCATCCCCTGACGCACTTAACGACGACGGTACTGAGAAGTATCCTCTCGGTGAGTTTGATCCTAACTACATTAAAGACCTAACGCTGCACACCCTCCGAGAGGAACGTGATAACGAGAGGCGTCTTTCAATGCAGGAAGAACAGGAGAAAGCTGACGCCCAAGCTAAGCTTGAGCTAGCCGCGGACTGGCAAGAAAAACTGGAACCCGCCAAGGAGCGTTATCCTGACTTTCAAGAAAAAGGTGAGCAATTGTTCTCAACTTTCGAAAGTATTGACCAGAAATATGGCGAGTATTTAGCTACAACTTTAATGTCCTTGGAGTATGGTCCAGACGTTTTGTACTATCTCTCCAACAACCTAGACGAAGCAGACAAGATCGTTAAGAGCGGTCCTACAAAGGCTATTATTGCTCTTGGCCGTATTGAAGCAAAGTTTGCGGATGTTGCAGCAGAAAAACAACTGTCCAAACCTCGAGTATCTAAAGCTCCTGCACCTCCAGGTCACCTTAATAAAGGAACCTCCAGTGCTAAGCCGGCAATAAAGGGTGATGAGGACGACCTAGACGCCTTTGCCGCTGAACTATTTAAAAAGAAACGGTAAGGGTGTTATCTCATAATAAAGGATAAATACCCACAATGGCTACTGTAACTGTAGATCAAGCAAAACTAGTCCTTAACTCGTTTGCAGCTATCTTCCAAAACAACCTAATGTCGAAGGACCTCGTCACATGGCGTAAGTTCGACAGCGAAATGAATGACCGCAACGGTTTGACTGTTGTTGAACAGGTCACTCCTGACTACACGACTACCTTTACTAACTCCGCGATTGCTGACCTTTCTGGCGGCACTCAAGCCTCGATCTTCGGCTCTGAACAGTTTAAACTGACTCAGGTTGTCGGCAGCTCGATGGGTTGGGCGGATTTTGTTAAGATTCGTGACATTGGTGCAGCTCGTGAAAGCGAAGCCCTTAAAAAGGCTGCTCTCCGTCTTGCAACAGACATCGACTCCTACATCATGGGCTTCGTAGCTAAGGCTTCGAATAACTGGGTAGGTAATGCTAACGGTACGACTAACATCGCATCGTTTGCTGATATCGCTTCTGCCGTCACCCGCCTCAAAAAGGAAGGTGTCGAAGACGATATGCGAGCTGTTCTGTCGTATGACGATTGGCAAGCACTTGGTACTAACATTGTAAACAACAACGCTTCGTTGGCAGATGTTGGTGCAGGCACATACCGTCAAGGCTTTAACGGCACGATTGCAGGTATTCCAACTTCGTTCACTCAACAGCTTCAGCCTCTTACGACTGGTACTCGTTCGACTGCTGCTGCTTTGACAGCTGGTACTGCTGACTCGGCTACGACCTATGCATCAGTTGCTATCTCGGGTGCGCCTGGTCAGTATCTGACTCAGTTGGTCAACCTTGGTTCGCTTGGCGCTAACGCAACCATCAAGGACGGTGAAGTATTCACCATCGCTGGTGTCTTTGCTTACGACAATCGTGCTAAGAAGGTTCTGGAGCATTTGCAACAGTTCCGTGTTGTTGGTGACTTCACAGCTTCGGCTGGTGGTGCTGTCGCTGCACGTGTGTTCCCTGCGATTATTACGTCGGGCCCTCATCGTACAGTCGCAGCTGCTGCAGGTAATACTGCTGCTGTTACCTTTGTCGGTCAACCAAACACTGCAACGATGCCTCGTTTCTTGATTAACAAGAGCGCAATTGTTTGCAACACTGCCGACCTCATTATGCCAGCCACTGGTACTGCAAGCCGTAAGGCCTTGACTGCAGTTCCTCTGTCTGTCCGTATGTGGCAAGACTCGGTATTTGCAACCGGTGAACACCGTATCCGCTTTGATGTGGCTATGGAATGCAACGTGGCCGCTGATGGTCGTCGTCGCATTGTACGCTTCAACGGCGCATAATAACTAAAGGACTGGCCCCTCTGCCGAAAGGTACGGGCCAGTTTTCTTGTATAATAACTAGAGGTCTTTAACACATGAATATTCAAGAACGCTATACGCCATACACTGTTGAGGCTAATGCGACTGTTGAAATTGCAGGCTCTGCTCTTGGCGGTTTTCTCTGCACTACTGCCGGCACTATTACTGTTGTTCGTAATGCCTCTGGCGGAAATCCACAACTAACTATTCTTACTGCGCACCCTGTTTCTGCAGGTATTTACTACCCGCTTCCATTTTATCTTGGCACACAAGGCGGTACCTTTACTGCGGCTGGTGGTGCTTCTGGATTGCTTGGAGTAGTATAAAATGCCTGCGGCAGCTCACTTTTTTAGCTACATCTCACAAGCTGTCGGAAACGATCCGCCGGTCAACACCGCGCTTCCCGTTATTACACAGACTGGTTCGGTGCTATCGGTAACGACCGGCACATGGGAGGGCACTGCGCCGATAACCTATGCCTATCAGGTCACGCGCAACGGAACGCCTGTTGGTGCTCCGTCGGCATCGCAGAATTACACCATTCCAGATGCAGACTTGAACGCCTTGTTTGGCTGTATTGTCACTGCGACAAATTCTGCGGGCAATGCCAGCGCGGCGGCGGCGCTTCTTTATGTTGGCGTGATGGATGTATTGTCCGTGCAGCCAGCGGTCAATTATGAGTTGCGCCGTGAAAGCCGCAGCTACACTGGCAGCGCAATGCGGGTGCGCCGGTCGAGCGACAATGCCGAAGCGGACATTGGTTTTACGGCAAACGGTGATTTAGACACAACGGCGTTACTGGCGCACGTCGGATCGCAGAACCTGCTGCTGCGATCCCAAGAGTTTGAAAACGGGGTGTGGGAGGGGTTGGCAGGGTCAGCCGAAACCATTGCCGCGAACTCGGAAATAGCCCCCGATGGCACACTGACCGCAGAGAGATGCACAGTGCTGTCATCAACGTCCGGCAGGTATCAAACAATC